GCAAACCATCGGCAGCAATTGCGTCATTCCATGAGATGAAATTCGCCGTCGTGGCGAGGCTGTTTGAGGGACAGAGTCCCGAGTTCCGAAGCCACAGGCGAATAAATCCATGGAATAGCAATCGCTGCCGGTTTTGCGAAGTCTTTGCCTGCAGCATGAACTATACGCACAAATTGGGGTTTGACATTGTATTAGTTGCAATTATAACCCCATTCTTTTGTACATAGTGTTTTCTTCCACCATGATTCCCTTCTTAAAACATAGTTGTCATCCATTCTCGCATTATAATTTTCAAGGATGGAATATTGAAAATTATCTTTTACATAATCAAATCCCTTTTCTGAAACGATTTTCTTTAATTCTTTATTGCCTCCATGACCATTATTTACATAGTCAGTCCATCTTTGCAACAGCATTTTTTCTTGTGCCGTGGCAGAACCTACATAAAGTTTCCCAGTCGCTTTATCAGTAATGAGATAAACGGCTTTTTGGTTTTGCAAAGCAGCAATCCAGGTCCAGCGTTGCCTTTTGATGATTGTTTCCAATTGATAATATGACAGTCTTACATTCTCATAACCTGGAAAATCATCCCCCTCATAGGCTACAGGAAATACTTCAATAACTTCCAATTCATCCATTATGGAATCAAATCTCTTGCCTATACATTGTGCATCGTTGTGATATTTAATAACAACACGTCCAAACAACTGTGAATACTCTCCCAGTTCTTCTGCTTCGTAACCAATACCGTATTCAACATCTAATAATTTTGTAATACGTTTAATTGTGGTTAATAACCATCTGTCATATGAAAGTTTTAACAGGCAAATAGCAATTTGTCCAACACCAAAATATCTGCGTTTCTTATGGTATAACAACCAGTTAATATTTACGAGATCCGGATTTTCTTTATATTCATCTAAAGGATTTGTTGTGCCATCAAAAACGTTCATTTTTACTCGAATATTCCACAGTTCGTCGGCACTAAACCTTAATAAATCGTTCAGCATGATTCTTTTCATAGCAATTATCTTTACCCTCCAATTTTTATAATTTTTCCCTATAAAAATTATATATGAGAATGGCATAGAGTGTCATCACTTGTATCAAGCCCAAAGTGGTTACTGGTCTAATAAAATTTTATCAACCTATTTCCTTCTTATTGTGTATCTTATATCGCTAGTATCTAAAGGTTTGTCGGTACTCTCCGTACCTCTTCTTTTTATGGTGTACCTTGTATTGTTAGCCCATTCCTTGAGCCGTTCTTTCGCAAAGTTGTTACCTAGTTCACTAGCCTTTACATAATAAGATTCTGCAACGGTTAAATTTCGTTCAACACCCTTCCCAAATTCATACATATAGCCTAGGTCTGCCAAAGCAAAATCGTTTCCTTGTTCCGCTGCTTTCCGATACCATTTCATAGCTTCGGTAAAATCTTGCGGAACGCCTTTCCCGTCTCGATACATAACACCCAAAGTATTTTGTGCAGAAGAATCTCCTTGTTCCGCTGCTTTTCGGTACCATTTCATGGCTTCGGTAAAATCTTGTAGAACACCTTTTCCATATTCATACACGACTCCCATATTATGTTGTGCAGCAATATTTCCTTGTTCTGCCGCTTTTTTAAACAATTTTACTGCTTCGACATAATCTTGAGGAACACCTTTTCCATCATAATACATACATCCTAAATCATTTATGGCAATAGAATAATTTTGCTCTGCTGCCTTCCTATACCATTTCACCGCTTCAACATAGTCTTCTGGAATACCTTTCCCGTACTTATACATACAACCTAATTTGTGTTGTGCTAATAATTCTCCTTGTCCTGCCGCCTTTCGATACCATTCCAATGCTTCAGGATAATATTTTGGAACTCCTTTTCCTAATTCATACATACAACCTAAATTAACTTGCGCCGAAGAGTTTCCTTTTTCTGCTGCTTTCCGATACAGTCTCGCTGCTTCTACATAATCTTGCGGTACACCTTTTCCAAACTCATACATACGTCCCATATCATTTATAGCTGTAGAATGATCTTGCGCTGCCGATTTCCGATACCATCTCACAGCTTCCGCATAATCTTGTGGTACACCTTTTCCATTTTCATACATATAACCTAAATTACGCTGTGCAAACGGTTCTCCTTGTTCCGCTGCTTTCCGATACAGTCTTGTTGCTTCTACATAATCTTGCGGTACACCTTTTCCATTTTCATACATAACACCCAAATCATTTATAGCAATGGTATATCCTTGTTGTGACGCTCTACGATACCATTTCACAGCTTCCGCATAATCTTGTGGTACGTCTCTTCCATATTGAAACTTATATCCCAAGTCACGTTGTGCAGCAGGTCCACCATTTTCTGCCAAATCTATATAATGTTTAATTATTTCATTATAATTCTTTTTGTTGGAAGAATATTTATCACTATTTTTGCTAGGTTTTACGCTTTCCTCACCATTTTCAAATGAAAAAGTATAATTTGCATCCTCCAAATCATCTTCATCCTCTTGTTCCTCATCTTCATTGTACCATTTCATTGCTTCTTCAAGTTCTTCTGATACGTCATCATCTTCATACGAAAAAATTAAATTCGCACCTACCAAGGTATCTTCATCCTCTTGTACCTCAGCTTTAGTGTACCCTTTCATTGCTTTTTTATGATTATCAGGAACCCCATGTCCGTTTTCATTCATGTTCCCTGAATTATTTAATCTATCATCTTTAAATAATTCGTTGTGTGTTCCATCAGCTTTATTACTTTCAATATCTTCCTTTTCAAACTTTTCTACAAGATTATTCCACTCAGCATTCTCTCGTTGTTTTAATATTTTAGCCCACCAAGCTTTAAACATCTTCATTTCTTCATGAGAAACAGCATAAGAAGGAAGGAAGAGCTCTTTTTCATCATCACCCTGTATCCTGCGATAAAATTCTTTCACCGCATAACTAGTTTGTAAGTCAGAATATTCTATAGGTCTCTCTAAATATAAATCTGTTATCCGGCGAACACGAGATAAAGCAACATACAACTGGCCCGGAGCAAAACAGTACGGATCCAACGTTACAGAATCATATGTCTGCCCTTGTGACTTATGAATCGTTACAGCATAAGCTAACTTTAACGGTATCTGTGTTATACTGCCACAAGGAATTAAAGTAAATGATTTCCTTGTCACAGTGCGTACTAACGCTCTTCCATCTTCTGTCATTGTGTCAACAGGAACGTTTTCTCCATCTGCCGCCACTCTCCAAGGAGACAGGTTAACTAATCCCGTTTTCTTGCTTCTACCCTTTTGTAAGCGGTACTCTTTAACAATCTTTTCTTCGCTTTTATAATCTTTTGCAGTCCATGTATATTTACCAATGATGACATTTTTATTACCATTATCGAAATCTACAATGACATAGTCGTTTTCCATGCTTTTTACATACCCCAGGCTCCCGTTTACATATTGTTTCCCCTCTTTGTCATTTACCAATGCCATAACACGGCAACCTTTTTTCAATCTCAATACTTTTTCCGCTAGTGTATCACTCTCTATTATATCCCCTGCTATTTCTGCGATATATTGCTTAGATTCGGTCTTTAACCGATCAAGGCATTCTATATTTTTAGCAAAAACTACGTCATTACGTCCGCACAAATATATAGCATCCTTTTTAGGTGCCGGAGATGAGTGTTGCATTATCCAAGAAATACCAGTTTCTTCACCGATCCGTATCTGATTTAAGGCATTCAAAAAGCCTAAATCATCGCGTTGCCTAACCTGTTCGGTAAGGATGATGGAATGAAAGTTAAAAGCTTCCCATCCTTTTGACATAAAAGCATACGCTTCGTTTAAATCATCTATTGTATATTTTTCAGACAGACTGCTTCCCCATTTATTAATTAAATATTCTCTATCTCTTTTTGTTATAACTGGTGGTAGTTGGAAAAAGTCACCAACCACAATAAATTGCTTATGCCCTTTTGTTCTGCTCAGTATTTTGGATATCGTCGCAAACAAGTCAATCTTACACATAGATATTTCATCAATAATAATTATCTTCGCAGCCTCAACTGCACTACTGACTTTATACCTTGTATTTCGGGATAAAACATTTAAAGGCAGGCGAAATGCTTTATGAAGTGTTATACCGCCTACATTGATAGCAGCTATTCCTGTAGGAGCGCAGACAAGTACATCCTTTTTCTTTTCTTTTAAAAACTCTTGGATAACATAACTCTTGCCTGTTCCCGCTTCTCCGGTCAAGAACACATTTTCTCCAGACATCATAGCATCATATGCCAATTGCTGGCCTTCAGTGAAAGACATCTTTTCCTCCCATTTGCTAGGTGCTAAGCGACATTTCTAAAGTCAAGCGATTTTTCATTCAAAAGCATTTAACCAACTATTTGTTTAAATTATACCACACTTTGTGCCAAAAGCACGGTCACTATCTGTTACATTGCCACGTAGCCGTAGCGTTTGCGCAAATCAAAAGTTATCATATGCAACTTCTCGCGTCAGTCCGTATCCTTTTTCGGAATATACGGACACTCCGTCAGTTTGCTCTCCGAGTGGATACAATACAAGTCTGGCACTGGTCCGCAGTTCTGATACGCCTTGTCGTATATAATTTCCTGATGCGCTGTCGAGGAAGTCTCCTTCACATTTTCCAAAGTCAACTGTTTGTCCTGTTCCATCTTTAACAAGATTGCTCACCTCTGCTTCTTTTACTTGTGGGTAGTTCTCCGGCGCTTCTTTGTATAACGCTGCGGTTTCTTTGGCTTTTTACTTATGTCAATCTGTTTATGGTATTCCCTTCTCCTGACTTCCTCTTTGTCCAATAGATTGCCTTCATAATCAAAGTATTCTGTCCCTCCAAATTCAATGTTGTTTTTCCTAAGGATAACAAGATACTCTGTATGATCATTATCATCAGCAAAATCTTCATAATCGGATTGTATGGGATAATCTGCTTCTATATATTCATCCATAAACCAAATATGTGCAAACCTGCACGGAACAACAAACTGGTCTTTTTCTAAGGAATACGCGCCGTCAAAATATATATCAGTTCCTGCTGCCAATACCTTTTTGTGCATATCAACATCCCAAGAATCAATATGCGCAAACTTTGGTTTAACTATGATGGTTCCATCAATGTACATCAGGCCGTATAAGCCTTTTTCTTCTTCCTGAAAAATCACTACGTCATAGTTGGTATCCTGTATAGCTGTATATTTACAGGGAATTACTTCTTTGCCGGTATGATCTAACACACCCCAACGGGCTTTCCCGTCAATCATTTTTGCCACAACATAATAATCTTCTTTGCAAAAATTACCACATGGCCCCATTACGTACACATATTGCGGCTCAATTACCACATTCCCTTCGGTGTCTATAAAGCCCCACGTACCAGCGTCTAGGACGTATGAATCATACAGACCAGTATCTGGCCAAGGGGGGCTAAACCTCTTGGCGTTATATTGACAAAGACCAATACCGCCAAAGTATACTTCAAAATCTTCCGTGGTATCTACCACTACTTCTCTTCCGGTTTTAGTAAGGAAACGCGGTTTACTGTCGGTGATTCTCGTAATCTTCTTCCATCCTCTGAGGTGTTTTTCTTCCTTTTCCTCGTCTGTTAAATCGTAGTCCTTCGGCAGATAATCTGTCATGGAAAGCCTCCTTTTATACAGCCCTCTTCTACATTTGAAATCAAGCAAGTCATTCCTGTCGTTATTTCCTTATATCAGTTTTTCCATCTTACTGATAAGGTCATCAATACGCTCATGTTCCTGTTTTATCTGGTAGTAATCTTCATCCGTAAAATTCGGTTTGTTCAGCAGCTGTATCCTCCTCCAATATTCATCCCGTGTTTTGATAAGATTATCTTTTACCTCTGGGTTTGTTACTTTGGCAATCAATTCGTTCAGCTTTTTATACCGGTTATGTCTTTGGAAAAGAGTCTTCATATTATAAATCCATGATCTCAAATATATTCCTTTCTTTGTCCAGTATGCTGCTTTGGCTGAATCCTGCGGGACGCCCAGACCTTTTTCATACAATTCCCCTAACCTGGTTTGGGCGCATTTTATGTCGTGTTCGGCAGCAATTTTATACCATTTCGCCGCCTCAGCATAATCCTGTGGGACGCCTTTACCTTTATCATACAGCTTTGCAAGATTCGACGCGCCTGCCGGATCCCCCTGCTCGGCCACTATTCTGAACCATTCTGCCGCTTTAACATAATCCTGTCCGGTTTCTTCGCCAATCTCATACATATAACCCAGATTAAGTTGGGCAGCCGTGCACCCGTTTCTGGCTGCTTTTTCATACAGTTCCAAAGCTTTGGCAGGGTCTTTAGGGACGCCGTACCCATACCGGTACAGTAAAGCTAAATTGTTCTGTGCGCTTGCATTCCCCTGCCTTGCGGCTTTTTCATACAGTTCAGCCGCTTTGACATCATCATGTTCCACACCGTTGCCAAACACATACATAATTGCCAAGTTATATTGGGCAAGTGCGTATCCCTGGTCGGCTGCTTTTCTGAACCATTCTGCCGCTTTAACATAATCCTGCTTTACACCTTGACCGTTCTCGTACATAAAGCCTAAATAATTTTGGGCATCTGCGTCTCCCAGTTCCGCAAGCCTTCTGAATATCTCGGCAGCTTTGCTGTAGTTCTTTTCAACGCCACTCCCATGATAGTATTTTTTGCCCACCTCAAGATTACTATAACAGTTATCACTGGTTTTCATATTTATATTATCTTCCATATTCTTTGCTATTCCTCCGGTTCCGTGAAGCCCAGTTCCACCCTGCACTTGGCCCAATATTCCTTCGCTTCCTCCCATTTTTGTTTTTTGAGTTCCGGGTCTTTTTCTTCGTACCACGCTTCCAGCAGAAGCTGATACTTCTGATCTTTCTGTGCGGTCAGGTTCTCTTCTAAATTTTTCGGGCGTTTCCGCCCGAAAAAAATATACCCCTTCGTCATAGGTTCTCCCGTCCACTGCTCCTTGCTCACTATCGTCATATCCCTATTCCTCCGTATTCTCAAATCCCAGCTCCAACCTACGTTTTGCCCAATACTTCTTGGCTTCTTGCCACACCGTGTCCTTGAGTTCCGGATCGTCCTCATCGAGCCATTGTTTCAAGAGTTCTTGATAGCCTTCATCTTTTTGCTTTACGAGGTTCTCTTTCCAGTTTTCCGGTGGCTTGTATCCGAAAATTATACGCGCAGTCGTCAAAGATCCACCCGTCCATTCTTCTTTTGTTACTATCGGCATATCTCTATTCCTCCTAATCCTTGGATCCCAGCTCCGCTCTTCTTTTTGCCCAATACGCTCTTAACTCTTGGTATCTTTTTTCTTCCTTCTCCGGATCCGTTTCCTGGTCCCACCTGTCCAACAGAACTTGATACGTCTGATCCTGCCTCTTCAGGGAGTTCTCTTTCCAGTTCTTCGGTGGTTTGTAACCTATTAAAATCTGCACGTCTGTCAACGGTGCCGGTGGATCCGTTTTCTGTGTCAGGTCCAATGCCATTCTTGTTTCCTCCTTCCTTTTATAACCGTATCTTCTCCGTAATTTCCCAGGGGACATCAATGCCCCTGGCGATATCTGGCGACTGTTCGTCGATGGAAACCAGAACACCGCAAGCGGAACCGTCAAGTCCGTATTCTGCCCGGTCATAACCGATGCCCAAGACGGTGTCCCGGGCTATTTGGGGAATATCTACTGAGCATGCGGCAGAGATTTCACCCACGATATGGATAAGACCCGTGGTCACCACGGTCTCACAAGCCACTCTGCCGTTGGGATCTTTTTCTAAAATGGCATCCAGAATTGCGTCAGAGATTTGATCTGCTATCTTATCCGGATGGCCTTCCGTAACGGATTCGGATGTAAAATATTTGCGCATTTTGTTGTTTTCCTTTCTCTTTTAACTGCACTTTCCGCGCATTACAAGCGTATTACCGGCGTTAAACAGCACCTGCATATAGGTGTGAATGTTTTTCGGTTCGTACAGTGCGTCTCCTGCCGAGGCTTTTGCGGCTCTCATGCCTGCCAGTATTACGGCATCCAGTATTTTTTTGTTGTTGGAAACCAGAGGTATCTTCATCTGTTCAAGCCCCAGCTGATAGGCATCCACTTCGTGAAATGCAGTAAATATCTTATCTATGTCTTCAGACGTAAATTCATCTGCAAAATGTTTGAACTCATTCTGCATGCAGGTGGCATAGATTCCTGCTCCAAAGGCATGCATCCCGATTATGATGAGATACAGGTCGTCGGGTTTGTCTTTCAATGCCAAAATGTTTGGGTCTTTACTGTTCTGTCGGAACATCCTGTCAAGGACGCCCGCTTCATTGTACAAGTATGTAAGTTCCGGAATTTTGATCACTCCGTGCTCTATCATCTCGTCAACTACCGCCTGCGCTATGTCACGGAACAGCGGCTGGTTCAGTTCCCTGGGCCCCAGTGTCCGCATCTTTTCGTCCTCCGCGTCTCGTTCTTTCATGAGCTCGTCCATGCGTTTCCACATTCTCTGTTCTTTCTGCTCCTTCAGTTCCGAGTTCGTCTCGTTCATCCAGTCCTTCTTCAGTCTCTGAAACTCCGGATCCTTCATCGATTCTACGCGTCCCTTCACGTTGGATGGCATTTTGTTAATAGTAATAAAAATCTGCGCTTTGGCAGGTTCCTTTGTCTTCACTTCTGTGCTTACGCCTGCATACTGCAGCGCCTTTTCAAAACAACTTACGTAATCTGTCAGATACTCCTGCCTTTTCTCTTTATTCTTTGTCACCGTTACTTTTTCAACTTTCTTTTTCCATCGGTTAAACGCCTGCCAAAGGTTCTCCAGTTCCTCTTCGGGTCTGTTTTTACCCAAATTGAAATTATAACGGAACACCGGTATTTTCTTTTTCTGCCGCGCTTTGTTCAAAATAAATTCTGTGCGGAACGCATCGTCCTGCTGTTCCTGTTCCGCTGCATAATCCTCTGTGGGTCTGAGCACATTCATCGTAAATTTATAAATCGCCAGTCCTTCCAAAAACCGGTGGTAACCCTCCAGCGCCAGCCGGTCTTTTTGGATGCAGGTCAGATTACGCAGTACCCACCCGCGGTCTTCAAAGAACCGGGTTACTGCATGAAGTGTCTCCGGGTTAATCGCCATGCGCAGCTCGCCGTCACAAATTTCCACTGTTTCCAACGTTACAGAGTTGAAGAAGAATATGCTGCTGTCAGAATCAATCTGTTTGTATCTGTCAAATTGTTTTATAAAATCCTCTATGTAATTCTGATCGGTATTTTCTGTTTTTAAAATATAATACCCTTTTCTGGTCGAGCAATAGATTGGTTCCGGTTGAGTAAATGTGTCCTTCGGGAGTTCTGTGCCGTGCACTTTCAGCCAGCCGGCTAACTTCTCCACACTGCCTGTCATGATACGTCCGTAATTACGTATATCGGTGACCTGTCGTTCCGTATATAGTTCAAAGAGAGGCTCTATGTATTTATTCCATACATCCTCTGCAAGAATAGGCGCCGGTTCTGTCCAGTATTCTCCGTCGTCTCTGGTATCTGTCATGAGCCGCATGGTGTAGTGGATGCGTCCCACCACGAACTCCCCTGCCTGACTGTATTCGACTCCAATCTGATCCTTGTAGGTGTAACCGTCCTCATCCGGCCCTGTTTTCTGCAGAATGAGTTGTATGTAGTAGTTACCCCCGGGCAGCCTGCACTGCTCTGGCGTTTTACTGAAATTTGTCCGGAAGTCTTTAAAGAGTTCTGTCATATAATCACGCAGGGTGCAACCCTCTGCCAATCGCATAGCAAAACAAATTTCCGTCGTGTGTTTCTCCGGCACGGTGATTGCAGGATTTAAGTTGGGTCGGATTAGATAAGCATCCGAGTGACAGGCGTAATCCATCACGGCCATCCAGGCTTCAAAATCATCTTCTTCGTCTTCATCATCATCGTATTCATCATCATCATATTCTTCTTCGTCTTCGTCGTCGTATGCGTCATCATCTTCGTATTCGACCTTCTCTTCGTTTTCGTCAACGCCTTCGTATTCGTTGTCGGCTGCGTATTCTTTTTCAATTTCTTCCATATTGTTTTCGTACTTATCATTATTTTTCATAGCGTTTTCCTCCTGAATACTTATCCATGTAACTTTATCATTCTCTTTGTTTTTTGCTTTCAGTTTTTATAATAAGTTCCCACTCCTTTCCCTTATTGCAGGGACTATAGAAAAAGCCCATCACATTGACGGGCTGTATGTAAAAACAAAAGCCCATCGTCATGATGGGCTGAATTTTCAACATCCCATCATACAAGCTTTAGCACCTTACCTTTCCGGCAGGTTGCTGTGCGGTCACGGAGCTTGTCTCTCGCGCACTCTTTATGGTCAATTGGGGTTCCATTTCTGGATCACTATCAAGTTTTTTCATTAATCTTTTTACATATTTATTATAGCATATTGCGCCCAGAAAAGCAAGCATTTTTTCTGTTTTTCTTCTTATTATATAGCTAAAAAATAGGAGATTATTTCGGAGGGGTTATCGCTGCCCGGCAGCCTGGGGGATCACCAATGCCCAAATCATAGTTGCGGCCAACCCTGCTTCCGGGGTTTCAGACTGAATATGCGATACTGGGTAGTCATTACACAATACTGAATTTCTACTCAATATTCATTACGTACGTATGCGTGGCGGAACTGCCAATGTGGCAGTGAAATGGCCACGCAGCGCTTTACTCAGTATGCAATACTTCTTACTCAATACAAACGCATTGTTTGCGGATGTAGGCTTTGTGCCTATGACACGCCTCTTGGCAAGAAGCATCATATCCATTGAACCGGTTTACATTTGTATTTTTTACTCTACCTTAAACCGGAAAACGTGAAGAGAACTATGGTTTATGGTTTTCACCGGACAGCGATATTTTGTTTTTAATATTTGTTCTTGATGCCGGCAGCAGTTACCGCCGGCATCTGTTACAACTTGCCGAAGAGTTACTCTTCAATCTCGATGTACGTAGTGGCGTTGGAGATTTGAATCGCCGCGTCGATGGATGCTTTGAACTTGTCAATCTCATCCATCAGCGCTGTAATTTTTTCGCAGATGTTGATGGGGTCAACCAGCCGGAATTCGTTACGAGCCTTGAAGTCCTTGCTGGCTTTGTCCAACTCTTCCGCGGATACCTTTTCTTTGCTGCCGTACGTTGCCTGAATGAATTTGTCCAGGCGTTCTTCCAGACGGGCGCCGTTTTCGGTTTCAATCTTCTGCCGCGCCTTGCCCAGCGCCTGGTTCATGGCTTTCAGCTGCTGTTCCTTGTGTATGATGCCGTACTGCATCATGTAGATGGCTTCCGCCATGGTCATTTCCTTGCCGTTCACGGTGATAACCGTTTTGGCGTTGGAAAGGCTCAGGGCTTTCTTGATGCTTTCGTTACGCTTAATCAGGTCATTGATCTTCTGGTATTTTGCTTTCACATCGTTTTCGAATTCAGCCACGGTGATGCCGTTGATCTTGGGGCTGATCTCTTTATTGGCTTCGCAGAACGCGCACTCCTGAATTGCTTTTTCAATCCGTTTGTCAGCAACTTTGATTTCGCACAGTGCTTCATGTACAGTCATTTTTGCCATTTTCGTTCCTCCTGTTTTACCATCGCTTACCTTAATCAATCAACTACGTCAATCGGTTTAATTGACATTAATGTCCTTTTTGAATTTCACTGTGGCGATTGTAACATTCATTTTGCTCTTTATCAAGTATTTATTTTGTAATTTATATATTTTATCTGTTTTAATGTTTATATATTTGTTTTAATTTAGATTCAGTGATTATGCGGCCCACAAAAATTTAAGTAAGGCATTAGATAAACGCACTGAATTTAAATCCGGCGCAGCCCATGGATTGAGCATATACGCCGGATTAAGACACCGCTTGATTTGCTGGCACTGGCACCGAATTGGCCGTCGACCGCAAAACAAGGTTGCTTTGTAGCAGATGCCACGATGCACAATGTACCCCGCCGGCGAAACGTCCGAAACGACTCTGCTATAAACAATATAGCACATTTTGTTGTGGTCGTGGTCGCCATCATGGCGACATTTTCTTAAAAGGTTTTTACAAATAAAAAGCCCTTTACAGATCAATGGGCCGGGATCCAAACCCGGTATTGGAGTAAAGGGCTTTTGTCAGACCGCTGCTGTATAAACAGCCACACGGTTTTGTCAGCAACGGAACCCGGGGGCGTTACCGAATGCAAGCTGGCCGAGCATATACCGTTACTGTCAATGTCATTTTATCAGCGAACTAAACAACCGTCAATACTGTCAGTTTTTCTTCCTCAATCACTATATCTTCCTTATTCAGCATCCCCAGATGCAACCACGGTTTCCCTGTGCCGTGGTAATCGCTGCCGCCGCTGATCAGCAGTCCTTTTTCACCGGCAGCAAGGCGCAGCGCTTCCACTTCTTCCATGGTGTATTCGGAGTAATAACATTCCAGTCCGTCAATCCCTGCATTGCAAAGTAATTCCAATTGGTCATGAAACTCGTTTTCAGTTAACCGTTTCTCCCTCACTCCTCCCAAAGGATGCGCCCACGCCACAACGCCGCCGGCAGCTTTTATGGCTTTGATGGCAGCAATGCCGTCCACTCTGCCGCCGGGCAGATTTTTAAAATAGGTTTTGTAAATATCAACCAGCTCTTCGCCCGGTTGTACAGGTGGTAAGTGTTTTTGTATCAGTTCGGCAAAAGCAGGCTTGCCAGGGCTTTTCTTCATAAACAGCTCTGCTTTTTCCTCTTCGGTAAAGGCAAAGCCTAACTCTTTTGTCAGATACTTCCAGCGCCGTTCCGTTTTGTTCATCCGCACATCGTTCGCTTCTTCAACAAAATTCCGAAACGCTGCATGATTGGGATCGTAGTTATAACCGAGAATGTGACACTTTGCAACTTCCGTTTTGCACGAAAGCTCCACGCCTTTTATAAATTTAATTCCAGCAGGGACAATGCGTTCCATTTCCAGAGCGCCGTCAATGGCGTCGTGATCTGTTATTGCAAATGTGGTTATGCCAAGTGTTTGAATTTTTTTCAGCAATTCCGGAATTGTATCTGTTCCGTCCGAAACTTTGGTATGCATGTGCAGATCTATTTTGGAATTCATGGACACCCTCCTTCTTATATTTTTACTATAGCACTTTTATTAATGGACGTGGTCGCCATGATGGCGACATTTTCTTAAATGATTTCTAACCCATAGCTTTCCAAAATATTATTTACTTCCCACACCGAACGCATATCGTGCTCAATGCAATATGAAATTACAAGATCGATAATCAGGCTGCGCGACAATGCAAAACCCGCAGCGTTCAACAGATCATTTGTTTCTTGTAAGTCCAATTGAAGGGCAAGGGCAAACCGTATGATTGTATATTTTCTGGGATGATAGTTCACATCGCTCAGTATTTTGGAAAAAAACTTCCGGTCATAGCCTGCCTTGCTGTAAACCATTGGGGCCGTCATCTTTTTTTCATCCATGTAATGCATCAGTTTCTTTGTGAAGGGGTCTTCGGGAACAAACTCTTCCTTGTCCGGTACGTTCTTATGAGTCTTTGGCACAGAGCGGATGGAATAATGTCTCTTGGGAGTGCCCGGATCAATTGTCACCGTACTTCCATCGGGCATTGTAATTTCCCGAACCTGCAATTGTTCCGCGAAGTAAGGTTCCACCGTCTGCGCAATCTGTAAGTTCTCTTTTGTTTTCCCGTCCAATTGATACTGTGTTTTTATATATTCCGCCACGGTGTTGAACGATGCAGTTGCCTTACCCTCTATTTTTTTATGATACTGCGTTTTTAAATAATCTGCCGCGGCCTTGAACGATGCAACTACCCTAGCGCCTGTTTTTTTATTTTCCACGTCCGGATACAGCACCAAATAAATATCCAGCGCAACATTCTTGTCGGTCAGATAATACCGGCAGGTATCATAGGCAATTTGAAGTGCTGTCTCATAGGGAAAGTCGGTGTAATGGAAAGAAAATACAGGAACGGCAACCGTTCTGCACTGATTCTCCACAGCCAGTTTAAGGGAATGTTGGTAACAAGAAGCCATCCATTTATCTTCGTGCTCGGTTCCGTCGTACCACACCGGGGCCACTGTATGGATTATATATCTGGCGGGCAATTTGAACCCGGGCGTAAGCTTTGCTGCTCCTGTAGGGCAACGACCTGTCTTTCTGTAGTACTCCATTAATTCAGGGCCTGCTACTTTATGGATTGCATGGTTCAAGTTACCGCCATCTTCCGCCTCGTTATTAATTATATTAACAATCGCATCTACCTGCTGCGTGGTTATATCGCCAATAACAAAGTTCACACCCATATCTTACTACCACCTTTTTGTTCTTATCTTTAAGTCAACGGCCCCAAAGTTTTCATCATCTCTTCATCTTCGCGCAATTCTTTTAGCGCTCGCTGCCGTCCCATTTCAAATTCATACCCTGCCTGCTCAGCGTCCTGCAAGCGAACACGCTTTACTTCGTCATCCACCATGAAATCACAGTTACAGTAATCGCAGGTAAGCATTTTTGCATTTGGAGACGACTGTAATGTTGCACCGCAATGTGGACATAGGATACTAACGATTTTCATGATTACACCTGCCAGATTTTTCTGCTTAACACATCTACGCAACTTAGTTTTCCGCCCTGCATATATGCGCCAGTATCACACATGATGACATTATTTGGGAAGAACTGTGGTTTCATCAGCCTTTTCCCCTGCCCGTTCCGTTTCTTCAGTTTCTGCACCGGGGTATGACCGACCACGATTGTTTCCTCGCCCTTGTATTGCTCCCACCATTGCTGCCGCCTCCATAGCATATCAAACTCCGTCTGAACTGGCAACGGCACATCTGGGTCTACCCCCGCATGACAGAAAAAGAACTCCTGGTACTGGAACCTGATTGGCAGGTTCGTCGCCCATTCGACAAGTATTTCCCTTTCATTCTTTTCCAACTCGTTCAGCTGCTGCAGCGTCTCAAACCCACCGTTATCGAGCCAAGAATCTGCGTAATCGGCAATCAGGGTATTATAGCTGCCGCGCTTCTGCATGAGGTATGATGACATCATCACCTCATGGTTGCCTAACAGGCACACCACGGAATCCGGGAACGAATGCTGCAGATCAAAGACATACTGCAGGCACTTGACGGAATCCGTTCCCCGGTCGATATAATCCCCCAGGAAAACCAGCAGATCCTCTTCAGGGTCAAACCGGATTTTTCCCATTAACGTTATTAACTTTTCATGCATACCGTGGCTATCGCCTACAGCGAGTACACGGGAATAACCAAATAAATTTTTCATGCTTCACCGTTATTGTTTTTCTCAGCAATCCGTGATATATTATTTATATAAAAGTAGAGGAGGCTTGGTGAAGTTTTCGGACTTCCCCTGCACTTTACCCTCTACTTTTTTATTTTATATTATTATATCACTTTATGCGTCCAAAATGGTACTCTACCAAACATGCATGGCGTCGTTTTTATTTTATTCTCTGCTCCACTCGTTTCCATGGTTTGAGAGAATATATTCTAAAGTCTTTAAAATGACTAAAAATTGCAAAGACCGGTGCGCCATATGTCACCAAACCACCACAAAACCAATAATAGTTAATATAAACGACAAAAATCCCTTGCCCACCGCTAACCAACCAATTTTAGCGATAGACAAGGGTTTTGCTTTTGCGTGATATTATTTGTCGTCCCGGCCTCTTAAAACGCATTACAGCCCGTTTTACGAGGTCACTTTTTTATTTTCCTTGTATATTTGCGTTTTATAAACAAATCTTCCAAAGGAACATCGATTTCTATGCCGTCACGGAAAACCACAGTCACCTTGTCCTCGATACAGATGACCATGTGATCCAGAAGATTGCACCAAAGTCGTACGTCGAACTCGGTGACGGCATCACCCAGATTTTTCAAGGTGTTCCGGACGGATTCAAAATACTGCCTCTTGGTATTTCTTTGCATGATCTCGTTCCGACATTTATCATATTGACGGCATGCCTCGTCAAATTCCTTCTGCAGAAGTTTCCGTTTCTTATCGTATTCCTCCTGTTCCTTTTCAGTGCGGTGGCTTACCCGGTAATCTCCTTCAATCCGCATCTCCTCCAGCATCTGGCGTTTCCTGTCGGCTTCAGCCATCTGTTCTTCCAGTTCGGCCGTTGAATACAGTTCTTCCGTTATGGCGGTCAGGTTCTCTGATATTTCATCCTTCCCTCGCAGGCGCTCATTAAGGGCCGTCATAAAGAATCCCTGCAGTTCCTCTTTCTTGAACCAGCCGGTCTGACAGTATGTTTTTTTATGATACTTGTTCCGGCAACGGAATATTTCTCTTCTGTATCTTGAGTTTTCGGAATGCCATGTGGTAAACGCGAACCAGTCCCCACAGCAGCCACACTGTACCTTGCAGGAATACTCGTCTTTTCCGCGCCACATAGCCTTTGAGCCATGCCGTTTCTGCCGTTCTGCCTGCACCGCCTCAAACATCTCCTTACTGATGATGGCCGGATGGCTGTCTTCAATATAGTATTTCGGCAGTTCCCCTTCGTTCTTTTTCTGCTTTTTTGTCAGAAAATCGGGTACATATTTTTTCTGCAGAAGCGCAGACCCTTTGTACTTTTCGTTGGTAAGAATGCTGTAAACTGTGTGCGAATGCCAACGCGGCCTGCCCGTAGGGCTCTTAACTTCCATCTTTTCCAACCTGCTGCATATCTGTGTACAGGTCAGCCCGTCCAGGTACCATTGGTAAATCTGCCGTACCGTCTTCGCCTGCTCCTCGTTGATGACCGGCTTGAAGTCCGGCCCTGGATCATAACCAAGGAATATCTTGTATGGCATATTGAACTTGCCCTCGGCCATACGTTTTCTGCGCCCCCATTTGGTATTCTCTGAGATAGAACGGCTTTCTTCCTGCGCCAATGACGACATGATGGTTATCAGCAGTTCTCCCTTGGCGTCCAGGGTATGGATGTTTTCTTTCTCGAAATACACCTCGATGCCTTTTTCCTTCAACTTACGGATCGTAACAAGGCAGTCGACCGTATTCCGGGCAAAGCGGGATATTGATTTGGTGAGGATTAGGTCAATCTTGCCTGCAAGCGCATCTGCAATCATATTCTTGAATTCTTTACGGCGGGTTGTATTGAGGGCCGTCTTGCCATCGTCAGCATACATCCCCGCAAATTCCCAATCCGGATTGCCTTGTATCAATTCCGTGTAATACTTAACCTGCATATCGTAACTTGATTGTTGCTCTTCCAATTCAGTAGAAACACGGGCATAACCCGCTACTTTCTTTTTGACATTTTTCCCGTCGGGTGAGGCTGCGAATGGATTTATCCGTGCGGGAATCGTCTGTACTACTACCGGGTTCATGCGCCGAGCCTCCTTCCTTTATACTTCATGCTTCTTTCCGCCCTGCGTTCCGGAGTCCACCAATCCTTTCTGCTGACCGGCATCCAGGTAGTATCAATCACTGAACCATCCTTCATGTGGAACACAAGCCTGTACTGCTCCGGGACAACGATTTTATCAATTCTTTCTGAGAACATTTTTTCATCAAATTCCTTTAAGCCCATTACTTTACAACAGTTCTCTTTCAGCTTATCGTCCGGCAGGTACTTGCTGTTGCATTCCTTCCCTCTCCTCCGGGTCCTGCAAACCCAGTGAACATAACCGTCTTTCTGAAAGCGGACGTAGTATTTCCCGCATACAGCGCACTGTATCTTATGGGTGAAACAGGTTATGTCTTTCTTCAATAAATATCCCATCTTGGCACGATGCATCAAGATTTCCTGGGCCTTATCAAAAACATTACGTTCTATAATTGCCGGGTGATGATCCTGAAACTCATACTTCCTGCGTTCCCCATTATTGCGTTTTACCTTCTTACTGATGCAGTTTTCAATGTAGGTCTTCATCAGGGTCAGCTTCCCGATATACAATTCGTTGCCCAGTATCCTCCGAACCGTTGTCATACTGAACTTTTTACCACGGACGGTCTCCCTGCCTTCCGAGTTCAGCCATTTGGTGATGGCATAAACCGAATCTCCCCGGAGCAACCGGTCATACATATTCTGAATTACTCTCGCTTCCTCCGGCTCAATCACAAAGTTTTTGCCATCCCACCGGTAACCGTAGACCTCCGTACCGCATCCGCAAGGATCCCCTTTCTCGAACCGTTTGTGCATCCCCCATTTTACGTTCTCTGACAAAGACTCGCTTTCAAACTGCGCGAAACTTGCCATAATGGTCAGCATAATCTCGCCATCCGTGGCCAGGGTGCAGATGTTTTCCTTTTCAAACCGTACCTCGATGCCCCTTTCCTTCAGTTCCCGCACCGTCACCAAAAGATCCACTGTGTTACGTGCGAACCGGGAGATGGACTTGGTAAGGATGATGTCAATCTTTCCGGCACGGCAATCGTTCATCATCTGAATAAACTGTTTCCGGTTTGTGGTTTTTGTACCGGTAAACCCGTCGTCTGTGTAGATGCCCGCGAATTTCCATTCCGGGTTATTCTGAATCAGCCTCGTGAAATGCATGACCTGTGCCTCATAACTGGATTCTTGGTCTTCCTTGTCGGTAGATACTCGGGCATAGGCCGCTACCTTTTTCTTTTTAATCTTGTATTCCAGCGGCTTTGTAGCGGGAATCACCTTTACAGCCGGCATGATTTAATCCCCCAAATTCATTGTTTATCCCATGTATTTACATGACCCGATATAGTGGTAATGCTCATCCAACAGGCACTGGCAGTGCTCCACACATTCATCAACGGTTTCACCGTTGTCATCGACTTCCGTATGCGCCTTTTTGAATTCATTTTTAAGAATTTTTCCGTAGTACTTTTTCGCCTTTTCAACACTGCTAAAAGCATGCATGTCTTTGCAAAATTCGTTGATGTCCCTTATAACAATGTACATCACCTTTATGTCCCGCGTCCGGTTTGGAACATAAACGCCATCCACGATATGCCCGATGACCTTGCCGTTATGGGGCTGCGGGTTTCCGCCTGACACATACTTCGTACCGGTACGTTCGCGAACTGCATAACGGTTCGGGCCTTTGCGCCCGCTGTCTTCCACAACGGTGTTGACCGGGCGCGCCACTTTACGGATTGCTTCTGGAACTGCCATATTAATCACTCCTTTATATAGTCCATTATAATACGTCATGGACTATATAGCAAGGGCCCTTTTGAAGAATTTTCCCAGTATTTTAGCCTGTTTGCGGGTTTTACAAGACAAATATTATAGTTTGTAAAACTTTGATCCGGAGTATTAAATCATCCCATTACCGGCTTATACTTATCACGCATCATCTGCTCCGCCTTGTCATATTCTTCCTGGGTAATGATCCCTTCGGTCAGCGATTTCCTCACTATGGCCATGGTGACGCTGTACATCATCTGCCCGTGAAATTTTTCATATTCCATCTTCCAAACCTCCATTGTTAAAAATGCCCCTCACTTAATAGCCGTGAAACAGGCTAAAAGTTGAGGGGTTTTTTTAAAAAAAATTCATATCTTTATCTGAACCGGAAGCCGGTTTCCGGTTTGGAGATAAAAAAAGCCCGCAGACCTGCTGCGGGCCGTTAAACAATATACGATTATGAGCGCCGCACCGCAAAATACACGGCGGCTGCGGCTATGATATAGGCAATATTGCGCTGCCACCTACTGCGCCGTAGCCTTGACCGTTCCTCTCGCTCGTACTCCTGCAACAATCTGTTGGCATTCTGCAATGACTGCGCCTGCCCGTCCACTGTCAGCTTCAATGCGCCCAGCTGTTCCCTGAGCGTCTGAGACTGCTTTTCGGCTTCCGCTAACTGCGTCTGTGACGTTGCCAGCTGCTGTTTCAATATTTTTGATTCGCTCGTCTGCCTGTCGTTGATATTCCTCAGTTCGCTGAAGTTCCTGTCTAACCTCTCCAGCTCCGTGGCTGTTAGTTGAGAGTTGCCCTGCCGAACATAAAGCCGGAATAAAAGATAAGCAGGCAACCAACCATATGCAAAATAATGCCCTTAATGTCCTCGACATCCATTTCACCGCCTCCGTTATACAAGGGAATAATTCCCATCATAATATTTCTGGCCGACCTTCAGGCTGTCCGTGAACTGCCACATGGCAGCGTCCGGCCAGTCACAGGACGGTCCCCACTCTGCGCACCATATGGGAGAGTATTCCGGCAGCACATTCACAAAGATACGATTCTCCAGCCAATCCAAGCTGGCATAGAGACCGCAGTTAAACCCATGCCGGTTACACTCAGCAATGAACTCGTTGCACATCCCGGTGATGACCATGCTGTTAGGCATGCCATGACGCTCCTTATACCCGTCGCCGTCCTCCATATCAAACCAGACACCCATCTCAAGCTTGGCCGGAGTCAGGCCGCTTGTCTCCAGGATATTCATCATAAATGCCGCTTCCTGTTTGGCCGCGCCCTTCGTCAGCGCATAGCTGTAATAATAGGCACCCACCTTCAGCCCGGCATCCAGCGCACCGTTGATGTTCTCATAGAACAGGCTGTCCAGATGCCCGCGCCCGTAACCGAGCCTTACAATCGCAAACTCGATACCATTGGCCCGTACCTCTTTCCAGTCGATACGTCCGTTGTTTTCCGATACGTCAATTCCTTTTTGTAACATTATTTTCCCCTCCGTTTCAGTAACTCATGAAGTCGGCTCATGCTCTGAACGCCGGCGTCGCCAAGGTTCTCGATGACAGACAGAATCTCGTTCATGGCGAGATACCCGCAGACGATCTGGACGATCTGGGAGTTCGCACCGCTCGCCATGCTCATCAGGTCAAAAACGGCCGCCATCAGGAAGCATATGCAGTAAACGAACAGCTTGCTGACGCCGCGTGTACGCATCTCCGTGCTGTTTATCTTACGCGCCTTCCGGGCGCTGTTGATACCCTTCACAGCATCAAAAAAAGCAGGGTTCTCATTCCCCTGCTCTACCAGATACGCATAGCTGATGGCGATCCATTTTGTAAAGATATCAATGTACAAGAGCACCCCAAACCCGACCATCAGGATGGAATACTTGTGGGTCACCAGCCCCAGCACCGCGCCGGCGATAACCTTGATGTTGAACATATCCCACATCCGTTCCAGGACGTTATGGACGATTTCTTTATCCATGCTTTCCCTCCTATTCCCCTTCTCGTTATAATCGTGCTTCTAAAGCCGCAATCCGCGATTCCAATGATGCCAGGAGCGAACTTATATCCAGCACGCCGCGTTTATCTGTCCTGACCATCGTTGTTCCATCGGTAACGCCAAGAGGCAGATAAAAGTTAGTATATGTGGTTGTTAGATTGAACGGGGTTCTCGCATCCGCAATCAATGGCATGAGTAAGTTATATGCACCATTAGCGCCAGAAACGTTTGAATACCGCCTAAATCCAACTTGTGTTAAACCACTCGCCGCAGATGCGTAGTTTCCAAGGGTCATTAACGGCAAACCATCTACAAGGTTGCCACTTGCCGAATTGTACTCCAGGTATCCCTTTTCCACATTATTGTAGTTGTACAGAGTGAATCCCAACTTATCACTTGAGGCTGATTGTTTAAATAACACTCTTTTTTGTCCTATAAATGTTTTTACCCCGGTTATACTTTGGTCAGAATCCGTTGTTACATAATTGGTAATGCCAAAGGCGTATGACAAGCCGTTCCATGCGGTAGTTCCGTCACCGACTTTCGCTCTCAATGTATCGGTTTCGATACCAATTTCACCAGTCGCAAGAACAGGATTTTCCGTTGTCCAATTGGTTGCCGTATCCCGCCTTAACTGTATGGTTACACTATTTACGTTTTGGGTAGGCATAGAAAGCACCCCCTTATGCGTTACCGCAATCAAGAATCAAGGTATCTGAACTGTGTAAAATAGTAGAACCATCCGTCAGTCCGCTTGACGATTTTCCTGCAAATGCAGCATTAAAGCGTGAATCCGTGTAGTACAGATTATTGCTCCCCTCGGAAATATCGTCGCTGTCCAGCGTAACTGCGCCGGTTTTACTGTTTACCGATATTACACCGCCGCCTGGAACATTTATCTGCAACCAGTTTGCCAGTACGCCCGGGTTATCTGCCGACAACACATATACCGCATTCGTGTCCGTTCTTATACACAAATCGCCTTTCTGTGCAGAGAGCGCCAGCATATCAGCTTCGCTTGAAGCGGTAAGGGTATCCGTTATGGCCAACGCCGGCAACACAGATGTGTTCAGTTTTCCGTTAGAATCCAGCACCGGAACATTACCGGCAGAAATGCCTGTATCTTTACCTGCAGCTGTTCCGGCATCAGAAATATCAGCCAGAGTAAGCGCAGGCAGTGTGTATACGGCAACATCAACACCATCTATGATAAGATGTCCGTTTGTGGCAGAAGCCCGAACAGATGCCCCGCTGTAATCCAACTGCGACCACGTTTTTACTCCATCACCGATTTTAAATTTTTTTGTGTCAATCTCAACACCAAACTCACCTTTGGAAAGCACAGGGTTGGCGGTAGTCCAATTTGACGCTGTGTCATTCCGTATTAAGATGGTTACTCCATTTGCTGTTTGATTAGCCATTTGCATTCCCCCCGCTTATACACTTAATTTGATTCCAATCACTGCCAACGCAGTAGTATTTCAAGTCCTCATCGTCCCACCGATATATCCTGTTCTCGCTGGTATCTGTATAAAAAACACCAACCTGCCCCAGATTGGGAAACTCATACCGGCTGTGATAGGTTTCGCTTTGTACTTTCAACGAATCCAGCCACTCCTGCTCTGTACCAATAAATCCGTTGTCCACGGCAATTTGATATGCGCTTTTACCGTCTATGCCGTCGCGCCCGGTTATTTCAATGTTAAAATCAACCTCTTGCATATCAACAACCATTTCGTTTTCGACTTGCGGCATATCAATGATTATTTCCACAGTTTTTTCTTCCATGTTACACACCCCTACTCCGTGGTAATATCCGGCTGCAAGTGGTATTGATATACACCAAAGGTTACATAGCGCCCCTCTTCCGTTCCGTTGTTGATCCTCACCTGGATGTCATAGTAATAGTCACCAAACGGCAAGCCCTGTGTAGTTTGATGCGAGATGTGAACACTGCCGTTTACAACAGGCACCTGAAACAGATAATCAGAATCCTTGCTGCTTCTTTTCACAGAAAACACGGCTTCGTAATCGCTGACCGGCTCGTCATTGATTTTGATGTTGATGTGAAAATCAGCGGTATCTCCCCTTGTATGAAAAATGTTTCCTTTTTTAATAACAAACATAGCGTTCTCCTTTACTCCTGCGGAATTAAGCCGTCAAGCATAAAATCACAGTTTGAATAAACAGATGGGTCTGCAATGTCTCGGACAGTTACAGCAAGATTGCGCAGTTTTCCGTGATAAAATTCAGCCGTGTTGCTTTGATTGTTTCCGATTCTCGGCGTGGTGTATTGCATGCCGCCGAAAAGATATGTGTCCGCATAGGAATTTATAAACACGCCGTCTATATACACATACACGGTGGTTGATGTAACCGCAAGCGCGACATGGTGTATCCCTTCTAAGTCAATTCCTGTCACGCTCATCCTTGAGCCATTCGCATAGTGGTATAGCCCATCATAATAGAAGCTCAACGTGCCGCCGTTGCTGTTGCTGCCACCCATTGAATATAGAACACCGCCATTGTTTACCCGGTCAATATCGATAATAAGCTCAAACAGGAACACAGGATTTGTCATTTCTGAATAATCAGGTAATGTAATAGTGTTGTTTAACCAATAATCTCTTGAGGAAAAAGATATACCACCTTTATCATAGAAGTTCTCATAACCATACCGGCTGAAACTGTTAACGCCGCTAACAACCGCATAATTGCCTCTCTCAACAGGCAGTTCAACAAAATCAAGGTTCATGATGCTGAAGCCATTGAAGTTTGAATCTGCTTGCATACTTGAGAGGTCTATGGAAACATTTGTGTCTGCATCGCTAATTTGAACAGAGCCTGATATAGCCACAAAGCCGGGACATTCGACGCTATACTGAAGCGTGTCCGAATCAGCGCCGATGAAAATTTTGCTGTCCCCGCAAAAATCAACCTCGCATTTCGAGGTTTCAACATGCACCTTAGGATTGCAGTTTGCTGGTAAGGTCAACGACAAGCTGTATTCTATTGCGGTTGCGTCGTCCATCATCTCAAACGGCAAAATTTGCGAAGCGTAGGCAAGCCAATTTGACGCGTCTCTGATTTTATCCAAGAAATATAGGTTAACATACACATACCCTGTGCCATTCGCAACGGACGAGCCTGAAAAAACATTGGTATTGCCAAGCGTACAGAAGTAGTCGCCCAAAACCAGCTTTTCTAAATTAGAGCAATTGTAAAATGTGCTTGTTCCACCAATCCATGTGGCTTTCCCAATATATAACTCTTTTAACGCAGTGCTATTATAAAACGCTTCGGTGTCAGCGCCTGTTCCTTTTGGGAAATATACCTTTTTTGAGCCTGATTCGCGGAAAGAACGATACCTGACATATGTCTCATAAGCAGGGAAGCGCACTTCTTCAAACTTTGAACCACGAAAACCATACTCGCTTGGTATTGATGTTACTTTTGCGAATGTGTAATTTAACAGCTTGCTGCAACCGCTAAATATATCACTACCGCTCAATGTTTCTAAATTCGGAGCATTTAATGTTTCCAAATTCGAGCAGCCAGCAAGCGAAGCGCCATACAAGGTTTTGACGCTTGGCAAGGAAAGGTTTATTAAACAGCTACAACCATTGAATACGCTTGTTCCCACATACGTTATTACAGGCACGTTTACGGTTGCGAGCTTGGAATCAGAGTAAAACGATTCATCTCCCCAACTTGTTAACGAGGGAAAGTCAATTTCTTCCAACCTCGGACATTCGCGGAATGACCGATATGAAATTGATGTACACGCGTCCATCTTCACATACCGCAGATTATCACAATACCGGCATGTCTCGCCGCTTGTTGACGTTACCGCTGGAAGAATAAGGGATTGAAGGGAATCATTGTTATTCATAATCCTTGTGCTTAATACACCATTGATTTCCCCATTAAAATCATTGATTTCCGTTGCCGTACCGGCAAATATATCCGCTATATTGATGGGCGAAGTAAGGTTTCTTGTATGCCTGTAATATACATACTCCGGCTCAGGTTCAGGCACTTCTTCGGTAGGCTCTATGTATTTCGGAACTTTGATATATTCAACATCTGAAAATATAACGCCATTGATCTTTACTGTATCTGACATCCATGTCCCCCCCCTTAACTCAAAATCAGCATCCTGCTTGGTTTAAACAGTACTGTCAGCATCTGCTGCTGAATTACGCCATCCATATAGCCTAACGGTAAAATAATGGTGTCATCGTCCTGCAGGATAGGTTCAAGTACTCCACCACCACCGCCCTGGAATATAATTGTTTGATTATCACCTGTTGTAAGCATAAGCGCGCTCCCATTCACTTCGGCTCTTTTAATGTAATAATGGCTTGTTTTTCTGACGTACACCTCGTCCACGGTTACCGGAACCATATCTGAATACTCGCCAATATTACCGTTGGCGTCCATGTATGCAACCGAAACTTCATAATCGTCAGGGTCGCATATATACATATATTCTGATTTGCTTGTTTCAATTTCGTGGACGGTATCCCCATCGTCGATAACGATATGTGCTGTATATCCTTGCGGAATCGCCCCAACGTCAATGATTAACCCGCTTTCCCTGACGGTAACTGTCGGAGCGTTTGGCGCAGGAATGTCATCAGCAATCAACAGACCGGACACGGTGCCTTCGCTTTGTGTCGCTCCCAGCACCGTGATAACTTTCACATAATAGTCTGTGTCCGGCTCAACATCCACCACGGCTGAATTCCCGGCAATGCTGGATTCGGCAACGTTGAAATCAGTTCCGTTTTCGGACACCAAAACAGTGAACGTACCGCCGTTGTCGGGGATATCCCAACTGCAGGCGATACGTCCAACCATTACGCCAGTTTCGTTCAGCGTCTGCGTAAGCGCAGCAGACAGGCGGGTCACATTTTGCGGAGTACCGTACCAGTTTTCAAAATCGCTGCTGTACGGTATGTTATAGCTCATGCTCATCCCCCCTCTACCACGCTCACATGACCGTCCGCACGGATAATGGTGTAATTGCTGATGCTGTCAATCCTCGCCGCCCTGCCCGACCAGTTCGGGTGCGCCTTATACGCATCAACCATGCTGGCCGGAACGAGATATTTCACATTGCCATTTGCATCCGGCATGAAAACACTACCGCTGAATTTGATTTCGGCCTTGTCCATGATTACATAACGCAATGCCGGACAGGAACCGACCATGTTGCCAGTATTGGTTATATTGGTGGTGTCCCAACCGCTTATGTCAATAACCTGCAGGGAGTCACTCCGGAAGAACATAGTGCCCACATTCGTCAGCGCTGTTGTTATCCACCCTGACAAGTCGATAGAAATCAGGGAATCACATTCCGTGAACATATTTCCTGCGGTAGTCATGCTTACGGTATTCCAATGGCTGATGTCACCCAGGTCTTTCAATAACGAACATCCGGCAAACATACTGCTCATGTCGGAGCAGTTCCCAACGTCCCAGTCGGTCACATCGACTTTAACCAAAGACTGGCAATATGCAAACGCTTCATTCAGTGTAGTCATATTGCCGGTATGGATATTCTGGATAATCTCTGTGGCATATTTCAGATGCCCGCCTGATGTAACGTCATTTGAAGCTCCAAACAAACACTGTCCTCTGAAACGGCCCCTTGCGTCAGGCTGGCTTATATCGTGTACCACAATACGCCCCATAAGGCTGCTTCTGTCAACGCCTGTCGTGCAGGCATAGTCCGAGAAGAAGTTCCAATGTGACGGTTCCCAGCCGAACGTAAAATAGGAAATAGACCCATTGGCATAAATTTCTGCGCCAACTTCCGATGCCGTTGCCAGAATAAAATAATCTTTGTCCAGCGACAATACATCGCCTTCGTTGTACAACCTGCCATTAACGAATAAGCGCCCCGGTGCATAGCCGGTCACCGAACGGACCTCCGCACTGATCCACCAGCCTTTTTCTTCTTTCGTAAAGGCCGTAGTGTATCTTTCTTCCGTAACGCCCCTGACCGCTTTTACCGTGATGGTCTGGAAATCGGTCTGCATTATGGTCACAGTGAAAACCGTTTCATCGCTTTCATCCGGGTTATAGTTTCCCGGTTCGGCAAAGACGCGCTCGTCATATTCAATGCAGCTTATCGTCCGGGTGAAGTCCTGGGCGCGAGTGATCCCCTGCACCACAAAAGGCTTGCTCCCGGCGGTGGCTTCCGCCAGATCAAATATGTCTCCGGGTGACGGCAGTTTTCCCACCGGCACAGCATCCGGCAGCGTGACCGACGTCCAGCCTTCTTCGCTGGATTCCACCGTGACCGCGCAGGTGTACAGCGTATCGTCCTGCCTGCGGTACTGGATGCGATAACTTGCCAAAGTGTTTGTAAGTTCGACAGGCAAGGTCAGCGTTCTGCCTTCTACCTTTTCAATGCGTCCGCTGTTCGCCCACTTTGGTACATCGTGGGATACCAGGACCACGTCACCTACCGTGCAGGCGATGGCATCGATCCCACACTCAAAAGATATGGTACGCAGCTGGTATTTGTTGCAGAGCAGCTGGTACACACCCTCCCGGTATGCCTGGGAGTATTTGGTAACGCCGTCCATGGTGACCTGTGCTGTCTTGGCATAGCCGTCAGAATCAAAAGTGTCACTGTAGATGGTCAGCACGTCCCGCTCATACCCTGCCTCGGCGTTGGTAAAGGTGACTTCCACGCAGTTGGCCCGGTCAGCGATCTTCAGGAACTCCTCATTGAAACTCCCTGTCACGATGTTCCCCATACCGAACATCTGCACCGCTTCCTGCGGATGGGAGTAGATGCAGCCGTATTTGGTGCCGAACCGTACGACCTTCCCGTGGCCTATGGGCGCAAGCTTCTGGTTGCACACATCCAGCATCTCGCCCGCCGATACGATCTCGATGTTCACATAATATTTTTTCCCCTCGCAGTATGCCGCCCAGGATGAAAAGTCATCGTAGCGCATCAGGTGCGCCGGTGCGCCCCGGACCTCATACTCGTATCCGCCGGTATTAATGTTCTTCAGGGGTTTTGCCTGATGAATCAGGTCATAGCACGCCCAGGCCGGATTGTTCGCGTGTTTCTGCTGATACTCATTGGAATACGGATTCCACACATACACGACGGAGCGCCATTTCTTGAAAGTCAGCGTCGGTGCTCCGCTCAACTGCCCGGTCGCCTTGGCCTTGATACCGATCAGCGCCGTATTGGGATAGCAGAAATCGTCATAGACAATGGACGATACGCCCGTCCAGTACACCGCAAAGCCGTCCCGGCTGGAATTGGAATAATTACGGTACACCACCCGGACCCGGACGGAATACTCACCGGCTTTTATTCTGTCTACCCTGTACTCACGGCGAACAGCCTTGTTGCTGCTGCCACTGATCATCAACGCCCCGCGGCTGGAATCATAATCGCTCATATCCGCAGCAAAGTAGCTGTAATCCTGCCAAACAGGCGTCGTAACATCATCCCGCCTGATTTGTATCTGTATGCCAACCGTGTTCGTTACTGTTTTGCCCTCATCGGTAACGTGGTACAAGCCCTGCGGGCATTCAATCTTGACGATTAACCCCTCTGTTGCAGTACCCTGCGCCAATGCTGTAAACCATGTATCTATCTCTTCCATGTTGTAGGACAGGTTCTGGGTAAAATGCGTGTCGCCAAAGAATGAAATGATATCCTGATCATTGGTTCCGCTCCGCACTTCATACCTGACTTCCTTGTACATGCCAATGGTGTTGTCGTTCAGCTTGATTTCATCAATGTTCAATGGACCTTCGCCACAGGCAATAAGCCAGTAGAGGTAATCATTATCCCCCTGGGCCATGGTGTATTTGCCGATGGTCTGGCCGCCGGATTTCACCAGTCCGTAGGTCAGCGCAATCGGATTGTTTTGGCCTTCCATGGTGGTCACGCCGGCCCAGGAATAGGTCGCTGCGTCATCATAACT